AATAGAATCGCATGCTTTGTAGAAACCAGTAAAGTTTCCTTTGGTGTAACCCAAAGCTGTAAGTTCTCTTTGAAGTTCTTCGCCTTTAAGATGTAGTTTTACAATTCGATCAGCTTCATCAAGAGGCATGTCTGAACGTTTTTGAAATTTATTTCCAACGTTATGGACTTCCTCCATGAAATTAGCAGCTGCTTCAAGCCAATCCTTTCCTTCATCAGTAACAAGTGGGCGACCAACGAGCTTGTAAAATATCCAAGCAGCGACAGTCCAAAACCATTTGGAAAAGAACTCCAACGAAGAGACAATAGTCTTGCATGAACCAAGAACACTAGCCCATCCTTTCACAGCATATTCGCGGAAATATTGAGCTTTGATCTCTTCCTCTTGTTGAGGAGTAGCTTTCACCATATTTATGATGATAGGAATTACGATGAACACGGCGAGCACACCAAGTGCTTGACCGATTCCGGATTGGAATCCAATACCAACGAAGGATCCATTAAATGAATTGAGAAGCTGGGAAATGGCTGTAACAACTTTGTCAAAACATTGGGTTATAGAAACCCAACCAGACAAAATAAGAGCATTAGCAATTTGTAAAGCAGCATCTGTGATAGAATAAGCACGAGATGCAAGCCAAATAGTCATTGCGGCTCCTAAAAGTTGATCAACCCAGATAAGCTTTCCATCTTCAGTTTTGGTGACAAATCGTTCCAACAACTTTCTCATAGCTGAAACTTCTGAAACACCTTCCTGAACGCTCTCTTTCGCTTCTTGTAATTCTTTCTCAACATCAGACATAAAATATGTCTTAACAGTGCTAAACATCTGTGCACGTGGCATAGTGTCTTGGCCTGTAATTGCGAGTTTAAGAATATCGGAAACAAAATTTCTGAATTCTTCTTGTGATGGTACTGGATTTTGTTGAGGTTCGACAGTAAAACCGGTTTGATTTGTTGTAGTCATGTTTGTAATAGTAGAAGGGGGGGGTACATCGTGTAAAGTGGCAGTTAGAGGTTTGATCTGATGATCAATATATCCAACTCCTTCTTGATACACAACGCGGTGGACAGTGGGGGACGGAGAAACTAATTTAGGCAATACCTTCTTTAGTGCGACAACGGTACTGTCTAATGGAATTTGAGATAAATAAATCGGCTTCTTAGGCAAAGCAGGATAAATTTTAGGATCTAATTCAATCTTTCCAGTGGAAAGAGCAATATTAGTCTTTCTCTCAAATTTGAGTTTTCTTCGTTCTCCTCTTGATAAGGTTCTACGTTCTTCCTTCGTAATAGTAGGAATGCGAAGGGTGGGTGGTGGTAAGATGACATCATCTTTACGACCAGCTCCACGAGGAACATAGAGTTCACGAATGTAAGTAGAGGGGTAAGTAGCAGTATGAGCAGGTTTATGCTTCTTGGGTCCTTTACCTCTCTTTGTATTTTCGGCGGGTGGGGGCATGGGAATGTTAACACTT